AACCAAGGCCTTGTTGTCAATCCGTATCTCCCCATCTATTGACAACGGTGTTCCTGCAGCATTTGGTGCTCGTGAAATTCTTAACCGTACTCAGCTACAACTAAGAGCACTTGGTGTATCCCTCTTGTCCACAACAACAGGTAACGTTCTTGTACAAGCATTCTTGAACGGTACTCCATTCAATCCACTATCAACAGCTAACTTGTTATGGACTGATGCAATTAGAGGACAAAGATTTACTCCAAACTCTACTTTTGCTCAAATTGCTGACTATTCAACAATTGCAGCAACAGGTAGCCCTGTAATACTACAAGGTGGTGAAGTAACAGGAGGATTCTTAACAAACTCAACAACTACACTTAATTTGTCAGATGTTCGTGATTTAGGAAACTCAGTCCTTGGCGGTGGCGGACCTTATGTAAATAACGGTGTGTACCCAGACGGTCCTGATACTTTAACAATCGTTGTAACTAACGTTTCAACAACTGCCCAACAGGTAATAGGACGCTTAACCTGGACAGAAGCACAAGCATAACCCTTCAATAACCCGAGCGCTACCCCATCAGGAAACTGGTGGGGTAGACTTGTTTTATGAACCTTGTACAAAGAGCCGTTCAATACGGCGGGGAATTAGCACCGTTAGTTATATCTAAAGGTCTTACATCAGGTACAGGTTTAATGAACCCATCTATTTTTATTGATAATGATGGAGATATTCTAGTCAATCTAAGGCACGTTAACTACACCCTTTACCATGCTGAAAATAAACAATTGTTTTCTTCTAGGTGGGGGCCACTTTCATATTTACATCCAGAAAAAGATTTAAGACTAGTTACTACTAATTACTTATGTCGTCTTGATAAGAACTTAAAAATGACAGACTATGCCAAAGTAGATACCTCTGCTCTAGACGTACCTCCTATATGGGAATTTGTAGGAGAAGAAGATTGCCGTTTAGTTCAATGGGATAACGAATACTACTTAATAGGAGTTAGAAGAGATACGACAACTAATGGCGAAGGTCGTATGGAACTATCTAAGATTGAAATAGATAAGGCAAATTGGAATGTTAAAGAAGTATCAAGATTAAGAATTCCTACACCCGGTCTTAATAACTCTTACTGTGAGAAGAACTGGGTTCCTATATTAGATAAGCCCTATCATTTTATTAAATGGTGCTCTCCAGTAGAAGTAGTTAGGGCTCACCCAACAGAGCCTAAATGTGACCAAGTATCTTTTAGACAGAACTTAACTCCCCCATCAGACCAACGTGGTAGTTCTCAATTAATACGTTGGGGAAATATGTATATATCTATCCATCACGAAGTTATATTGTTTAAAAATTACTTAGGACAAAAAGATGGTCTATACTTTCATAGGTTGGCAGTTTGGGATGACCAATTAAATCTGGTAGGGTTATCTCCTAACAAGTTTACATTTCTTGATGGCCGCGTGGAATTCTGCGTGGGTATAGCAGAGTTTCAAGGTGATTTACTAATCAGTTTTGGATTCCAAGATAATGCTGCATTTGTTTTAAGAACCCCTAGAGGTGTAGTGGAAGACATGATTATGGAGGCTTTGACTTATGAGTTCAATTGAAGAGTTAGTTAAGTCTGCTGCTCATGATATGTATAACCCAGCACTTAATTTTGAAATTGCTAAAAAATATGATGAATTAAGCCAGACTGCTTCTGCTGTTTCTTTTTATTTAAGAACTGCAGAGTATGGATATGAATCACATCCATTACTTGCTTATAGTGCATTATTAAGAATGTCAGTATGTTTTGATGACCAAAAAGATAGAGCTCACACTGTAAGTAATTGCATACTTCAAGCTATTTCTCATATACCTAACAGACCAGAAGGATATTTCTTTTTATCTAGATTTCATGAAAGAGCTGGTCAATGGCAAGAAGCCTATACCTTTGCTCAAGTAGGATTAACGTTTTCTAAATTAGAATTAGAACCTTTACCTATGAATACTGATTACCACGGAGAATATGTTTTACTATTTGAAAAAGCAGTATCTGCTTGGTGGATAGGTCGCAAAGACGAATCAGCAGAAATATTTAAACAACTAGATGTTATGGATATATCTCCTGACTATAAAGCATCGGTTCAGAGTAACTTAGCGAGGATTAATGTTGCTGTTTGATATTGGAGCTAATAGAGGAGACGCTACTTTAGCGGGATTAAAAAAAGGCTATGAAGTAATAGCATTAGAGCCTGCTCCTAGGGTCTATGCAGAACTAGTAAAACAATTTATTTATCACCCATTAATAACTCCTCTTAGGTTTGCTGTGTCTGATACTAATGATGATTTAGTTGAGTTTTATGAATGTGTAGAAGATGGATTGTCTACTCTTAATAAAGACTGGTTAACTAGTTCAGAGCTACCTTATGCTGGTAAAGAATTTAGAACTATAAAAGTATCTACTATTACATTAGATAGATTAGTTGAAACTTATGGAAAACCTGATTTAATAAAAATAGATGTAGAAGGCGCTGAATGGGCTGTGTTTAAAGGAATGACTCAACATCATGGAAACCTTTGTTTTGAATGGACTAAAGAGACAGTTCCTGACCACGTTAACCAATTAAAATATTTACAAGGATTAGGTTACACAGAATGGGCACCACAATTTATTGTTAATCATTTAGATGAACCTACTATTAACTACATTTCTTTAGATAAAGCAGAAGAATTGCCTAAATGGATTGAGGAAAACGCACCTATTTGGGAAGCTGGATTGTGGCAAGAAGCAGGTCTTAGACCTACTGCAGATGTTGGGATGATTTGGGTTAGATAGAAGGCAATTAAAAGATAAACTAGTTTAATGCGTGCACATAAACCAGGCGGCCGTTTTGATGCCGATTTTGAGACCGATAGCATCCTTATTGGTTTTAATGAAGATTATCAACGTCCTATAGGTACACAAGCGCTTTGGTATGTATACGACCCCGCAGTATCGACCGTAGACCCAATTTATGATACCGCTGGAACTGACCCAGGTGTAGGGCGTTATTGGAAAGGCCCATACGCTCTTCCTGTATTAAGAGCAGTTATTACTCAAGGCCCAGTGCCAAACTCAGAACGAGGCTTCTACGGTGGAGATTATTTGCACTTAACATTGCACGGAGAAGATTTAAATACTATTGCACCAGGTGTTCTTGGTAATCCTGATGTGCAAAATAGAGGTAGAATTATATGGCAGGGACAAGTCTACAGACCGTATAAGGTTCAACAAAAGGGAATTGTTGCCGAACGGTTTACTCTTGTTGTAGTTGACTGTATTCAAATTATGCCTGAAGAAGCAGTTAACGATACTCAATTTTTGGCTTACGCATCTGCTAATGACGGTTATGATGCAGGAGCTTACAACGAAGATACGTATGGAGATGAATAGTGCCACTTATTAAACCAGTTGTTGGTGCTTCTAATTGGGGCACAACTCTTAATACAGCTTTAGATTATTTAGACGCAAAACTTGGTACGCAGGGAATTCAAGGCAGACAGGGTACACAAGGCGTACAAGGACGTCAGGGAACACAAGGCTTACAAGGTGGTGGATTTAATCAATCACAAGGTACTCAAGGTATTCAAGGCTATCGTGGTACACAAGGCGCACAAGGAACTTTAGGTATTCAAGGTAATCGTGGTGTACAAGGCATACAAGGAATTCAAGGACAACGTGGTACGCAAGGTACTCAAGGCACACTTGGTATTCAAGGAAATCAAGGCGTACAGGGTGTACAAGGTAATCAAGGTTCTAACGCAACTATGCAAGGTGTGCAAGGCGTACAAGGACAACAAGGAACGCAAGGCGTTCAAAGTGCAAGAGGGTTTCAAGGTTTTCAAGGAACTACTGGTACTCAAGGTTTACAAGGTCCTCGTGGAAATCAAGGTGTTCAAGGTCTACAGGGATTAGAAGGTTCACAAGGTGTTGGTAACCAAGGTGTACAAGGAATAACTGGTAACCAAGGTTTACAAGGCACACTTGGATTACAAGGAACTACAGGCTCTCAAGGTATACAAGGAACTACAGGTATACAAGGGTTAGTTGGTACTCAAGGACTACTTGGTACTCAAGGTTCAACAGGTTCTCAGGGTACAAACGTACTAAGCAACAATCAATTAAATATACTTAATAGTACTGCCCCAGTTGCAAGTATTGCTGGGGGAATTCTGTACGTAGAAAGCGGAGTTCTGAAATACAGAGGCTCATCTGGAACTGTTTCAACTATAGCTCCAGCATAGAAAGGAAATAAATGGCAATAATTCATGATGTTTTTACAGTTGGAACAACCGCAACTTTAATTTGTGAAATACCTGAAGGTAATCCAACTATTTCTGTATATATTTATAATTCAGATAATAATCCAATTTTTATTGGAGATAGCACCATTTCGGTGTCCGGTGCTTCACAAGGATTAACTATACCTAAAACAACAGTTTATGAATTTAAAATAAATGCTGAAGATAAATTATATGCAATTTCTTCTGCAGGAACTTCTGCTAATGCTGTAGCAGTAATGTATTCTAAGGTTGTCGGTTAATGCCTAAAAAAATTTACAAAACTAAAAAAACAGTAGTTTCTGCGGGAAAGAACTCCAAAGAAAATCTAGAGACTAACCTAGAACAAATTAAACGTTCTACTGGCGCAACCCCTAGAAGAAGAAAGGGCGCTATAATAAGAAAGCCAATAGCGTCTATTAGAAGTAAAGCGAAGGGTATAAATGCCAAAAAAAGATAAACCTGTTTGGGAAAAGAAAGACCCAACTGGTAAAGATAAAAAACTATCGCCAAAGCGGAAAGCATCTGCTAAGGCCCGAGCAAAAGCAGCAGGCCGCCCATATCCTAATCTAATTGATAATATGGCAGCCGCTAGAAAGAAGAAGAAATAATGTGCGCAATATGTGGTTGTGGTAAGAAAAAAGGCCAACCAGGATTTGGTAAAGGTCCTAAGAAAAAAGCTGCTAAAAAGGCTGATAAAAAGACTGCTTCAAAAGGCATGTCATCTAAGCAAAAGAAATTAGATGTAGACAAAGACGGCAAGCTAGAAGGTTCTGACTTTGCCGCCCTGCGTGGAAAGAAGAAGAAATAATGTGCGCTACTTGTGGCTGTATGCAACCAAAAAACAAACACGGTAAGAAAACATTAAAAGCTGCTAACAAAGCATTTGCTAAAAAGGCCTCTCCTTCAAAAGGTAAAAAGTCTTCAATGGTCCGTAAAAAGGGTATGTAATGCCTAAACACGCAATGGATAAAAAACCTTCTTTTATGAAAGGCAAATACACAGAGTCTAAAGATAAGAAAAAAGACGCTGGCATGCTTAAAAAAGCCGGATTTGATAAAGACGAAAAGGCTAAGTTTGAAAAAGCTGACAAAGCTCATGGAAAAAAGAAAAAGCCAAAGACTATGGCTGAAGACAAGAAGATTGATGCAAAAATTATTAAAAAAGTAAAAGGCAAAGACAAAGACGATAAAGGCAAGAAGTAGCCTTAGTAAGAGCCCCTTCGGGGGCTCTTTTCATTTATCCTATAAGTAAGGCCCATGCGGGGTCTTGAGAAGTACCATGCGAAGTAACCTGCTAGCTCCTTTGGAGATTGCGATGTTTATTTTAACCTGCTTAAAAACAGGAGTATGGACATCTCTACTCATAGGTAAGTTAACTTGGGTTACTAAGGCGGTGTCTTCTATATGATTGAAACTGTAATGTTCGACAGCATTGTTGATAAAAATTTTTCTGCTGTCCAAGGTATCCTTAGCCAAAAACTACAAAAAAGTGCCTCAGAAGCAGGCTGGCCTCAGCATATCGTTAACGTCCTTTATATTGATTTTATGAATGGAACTGGGGAAGTAGAGTACCCAGAAGAATACGCTAAAGAGATAGAAGATTTAGAGTACGGAACTCCAGGGCAACCCCCTAAACCATTCCTTAGATTATTTAAAAAACACACAGAATCTTATAACGAATTTTTTGAAAACACTATGATGGAAATTTTATTTGATTCAGGAGTGATATTTTGACATTTATATTAGCGGAAGATACAGCACTTAAATCCTTACTTCAAGGTATATCTGTTGTAGATGAGAAGTCAATATCAAGACCTGTAAAGGTATGGTTTGGGTTTCCTGACGTTGAAGTCCGTGCTCAAGACTATCCATATATGACTATTGAATTACTTGATGTATCTCCATCTAACGAACGACAACACTCCGGGTTTTTGTATGATAACGACTTTAGAGGAACCATTGCTCCAGTAGAAGGTATTAGTTACGAATATGAATACCCTGTTGCTTACGATTTAATTTATCAAGTAACTAGCTATGCTCGTCACCCTCGTCACGACAGAGCAATTATTTATCAATTTTTAAATGAAAAAGTTCCACATAAATTTGGACAAATTGCAATACCTAATGAACTCGGTACTGAAACATCGTACCGTCATATATTTCTTGATGGGTTTATTAAAAGAGACCTTATCGAGGAAGGAAGGCGCTTATTGCGCAATATTTTTACAGTAAGAGTTGTAAGCGAAATGACACCTGCTCAAGCCGCTACTGCAATTGGAACTGTAGAAGAAGTAAATATCAATATCGAAACAAACTATATCCCGCCGGAATACAACCCAATCTAACACACGTACTACAGGAAACTACCTAAAGGAGATAATCAATGGCTATTTATTTAAGGCCAGGTGTTTATGTTGAAGAAACATTAAACGCTTTAGCACCAGCTGTGGGACCAAACTCACAAACTGTTGCTGCATTTATTGGTGCAACTGACCGCGGTCCTGTTGTTCCTACCCTAGTAAATTCATGGAGCGAATACATAAGTCTTTATGGCTCATGGAACGTTCGCGCTTCAAATGATTTACCAATCGCTGTACTATTATTTTTTTCAAATGGTGGAAGCCAAGCTTACATCCATAGAGTTGTAGCTAACAGCAATAAAGCACTTCTTACAATGATTGATGCTAATGATTTAGATACATTACGAGTTACTGCAAAAAACCCAGGTCAATGGGGGAATGATATTTCAATCAGTATTTTTAACAGTTCTGCACAAAATACATTTGATTTAACAGTTAACTATCAAGGTGCAACTGCAGCTTTTGTTGTTGAAAGATTTAATGACTTAAGTATGGAAGCACTAGATGATAGATATGCAGTGTCAATTATTAATTCTCAATCTAAATATATTGATGCAACTGATTTGCTATCAGCAAGTACTCTACAAGATAAGAGACCTGTAAATATTACA